AACTTCTGTTTTCCATGTACGGGGAGCCTCGTTGTACTTTAATATCACTTCAGCCATTCTAACGGCTTGATAACTTTTCACAACTAAAACAACATCAGACATCTTTCCAGTATCTGCTAGAACCGCTTTAACTTTATCTAGGTCTGTTCTTTTTCCTCCACCTGCTGGAGGCTCTCCCTGTTCTTCCCATTCTTCTGTTTTTTTACAATATTCCATTGCTTGTATAGGGGTACCCTTGGTAATTTCAAAATGCGCCCGTGGAATGATTTTGGACATAGCTGAGACCGTCTTCTGGTCTTTATACATTATAAATCCCTGTATATGTGGAGTACCTGACTCTCCAACTTCTTTAGCGACGACAATGTACTTACAAGGCAACTCAAGGATTGCTTGATAGGCGTCTTCAGTGTAATTATTTACAGTAAAGCAGTAGTTTCGTGATTTGCTCATTTTATATATTTGTATAAGATGAGTTGTCTTTAAGTTCATTTCAATTTTTATTTTTATTATTTTTTTTACTCAGAGGTGTTCTACTCAGAGGTCGGGGGTAATAGTACGGAATAAATTCCTTCCCCCGCCCAACGCTTCGCCTGACACTTTTTAAGCGTCTTCAAACTCAAGACCAAGTTGCCATTCAAAAGTAATGGGCAATTGACTAGATGCTAATGTAGTTCCGTCAGCAGCAATACACTGCCAGAAAAAAAACAGACCAGGACCTGATATAGTTTGTGAAACATCATTAAACTTTAAAGTTTTTGGATAAAACTTTGTAATATCAAGTTTTCTAACAACAGACATTGGAAAGTCATTGTTTGACAGAGAAGCATTAATAGGAGAACCGCCTGAAGCGTTAAGCATTGTAGAATAACCAATTTTATGGGTCCAGTATTTCTTAATACACCAATAATCAGAATTAATAGTTTGATTCAAATCAAACAACTGACCTAGCACTGGGTTTACGGTATTATTGTAATTATATAACTGAGAAAAATCAGAAGCAATAGGTGTAATGCCACTAGAATTTTTAACATACCCAAGAAACAATTGGAGATAACACGGACGGGGCGCAGTATTATCAGTAACATGATAAGGGCGAGGAAAAATAACATATTTTAACATTACCTTACGGGTTTTAACTTCGTTACCAGTTCTATTAGCAGAGCCAACACCTTGTGTAATATTCACAAGACCCGCATAAGGAGTTAGAGGAGTACAGTTTAATGTAGGTTGAGCTGTAATATTTCCAACATTAGTTGCGTCATTAAATTGAACATTTTTATTTTCAATTTGAGTATGAAGTGTTCGTTTCACATACGACTTAACAGCAGATGATACAACAGAGGATTTTCTTCCACCACGGAATGCACGGCTCTTCTTCGGTGCTTTCTTGGCATAAATTCGGCGTTTTTTAAAAAAGGGCATTATATAATATAAGTATTTTAACTCTTTAAGTACTAATAAAAAGAACATATATACCTCCGGTGGCACTCCCGTGGGGCCAACTCCGTTGGGGGGCCTGCACCGACCGGCGGTCTCGGGGGGGGCTACCCTGCCGGTGGCGACGCTACGCTCTGGGCAGTCTCTATACGAATTGCCTTATATTCGTTATTCGGCGAAGCAGTTGTTGAATATCTTCTCGGGTGTCAAATAATTCGTTTGGCGAATATGCAGACGTTATGATTATTCGTTTTGCTCTAAATTGGCGGGAACCGCCTTTACACTCCACTCTCAGAGCGTAGCGGTCTAGCAGACGAAGTAACTCATGGAACTTCAAGAAATCTTTTCTCATATCATCTATGAGGACATTCTCATGGACGTCGTAACCTTCAAACCATTTCCCTGTGGAAAGGCAAGTATAACAATCAACGCCCAATTCTTCATACGCCTGACGGGATTTTCCTGAGCCTGTTGGACCATAATACCAATCAACTTCTGTTTTCCATGTACGGGGAGCCTCGTTGTACTTTAATATCACTTCAGCCATTCTAACGGCTTGATAACTTTTCACAACTAAAACAACATCAGACATCTTTCCAGTATCTGCTAGA